CAGGTACTTCAGGCAATTCAGGCTCTTCAGGCTCATCAGGAACTTCAGGCAGTTCAGGTACTTCAGGTACATCAGGTTCAAATGGTACCTCAGGCTCTTCAGGTACTTCAGGTACCTCAGGCTCATCAGGCACTTCAGGCACTTCAGGTTCAAATGGCTCATCAGGTTCATCTGGTACATCTGGTTCTTCAGGAACTTCAGGTACATCAGGTACTAACGGCTCTTCAGGTTCATCAGGTACTTCAGGTTCATCAGGTACTTCAGGTACTTCAGGTTCAAACGGCTCATCAGGTTCATCAGGTACATCAGGTAGTTCAGGTACCTCAGGAAATTCAGGTACATCAGGCTCATCAGGAACTTCTGGTTCAAATGGTTCATCAGGTTCTTCAGGCACTTCAGGCTCATCAGGAACTTCAGGTACTAATGGTACATCAGGTACTAACGGTTCATCAGGTTCCTCGGGTACATCAGGTAACTCAGGTACATCAGGTAGTTCAGGTACCTCAGGAAATTCAGGTACATCAGGCTCATCAGGTACTTCTGGTTCAGCTGGTTCTTCAGGCTCATCGGGTACTTCAGGTACTTCTGGATTATCAGGTGTAAATGGTGCCGATGGTACTAATGGCACATCAGGTACTAATGGTACATCAGGTACTTCAGGTTCATCAGGTTCATCAGGTTCATCAGGTACTTCTGGTTCATCAGGCACATCAGGTAGCTCAGGTACCTCAGGCTCATCAGGTACTTCAGGAACTTCTGGTTCAAATGGTTCATCCGGCTCATCAGGAACTTCAGGCTCATCAGGAACTTCAGGCTCATCAGGAACTTCAGGTACTTCAGGTACTAATGGTACATCAGGTACTAACGGTTCATCAGGTTCTTCAGGCACTTCAGGCTCATCAGGTACTTCAGGTACTAGTGGTAACTCAGGTAATAGTGGTTCATCAGGTTCTTCAGGAACTTCAGGTTCATCTGGTACTTCAGGTACTTCTGGCTCAAATGGTACTTCAGGAACTTCAGGTTCAAATGGTTCATCAGGTTCATCAGGAACCTCAGGTTCATCAGGCACTTCAGGTACCTCAGGTTCAAATGGTACCTCAGGAACTTCTGGTTCAAATGGCTCATCAGGTTCATCAGGAACTTCAGGTACTTCGGGCTCAAACGGTACTTCAGGCTCATCAGGAACTTCAGGTACTTCAGGCTCATCAGGAACTTCAGGTACCTCAGGTTCAAATGGTACTTCAGGCTCATCAGGAACATCAGGTTCATCAGGCACTTCAGGTACCTCAGGTTCAAATGGTACCTCAGGAACTTCTGGTTCAAATGGCTCATCAGGCTCATCAGGAACATCAGGTTCATCTGGCACTTCAGGTACCTCAGGTTCAAATGGTACCTCAGGAACTTCTGGTTCAAATGGCTCATCAGGCTCATCAGGAACTTCAGGTACTTCAGGCTCAAACGGTACTTCAGGCTCATCAGGAACTTCAGGAAACTCGGGTAATAACGGTACTTCAGGCTCATCAGGCACATCAGGTACTTCAGGCTCATCAGGTACTTCAGGTACTTCAGGTTCAAATGGTACCTCAGGTTCTTCAGGTACCTCAGGTACTTCAGGTTCAAACGGTACCTCAGGTTCTTCAGGTACTTCAGGAACTTCAGGTAGCTCAGGTACCTCAGGAAACTCAGGAAACAATGGTAACAATGGTACCTCAGGTACTTCAGGTTCAAACGGTACCTCAGGTTCTTCAGGTACCTCAGGAAACTCAGGAAACAATGGTAACAATGGTACCTCAGGTACTTCAGGTTCAAACGGTACCTCAGGCTCATCAGGTACTTCAGGTAGCTCAGGTACTTCAGGAAACTCAGGAAACAATGGTAACAATGGTACCTCAGGTACTTCAGGTTCAAACGGTACCTCAGGTTCTTCAGGTACCTCAGGAAACTCAGGTAACAACGGTAACAACGGTACTTCAGGCTCTTCAGGTACTTCAGGTACTTCAGGCTCTTCAGGTACCTCAGGAAACTCAGGTAACAACGGTAACAACGGTACTTCAGGCTCTTCAGGTACTTCAGGAAACTCAGGTAACAACGGTAACAACGGTACTTCAGGCTCTTCAGGTACTTCAGGTACTTCAGGCTCTTCAGGTACCTCAGGAAACTCAGGTAACAACGGTAACGACGGTAATGATGGTACATCAGGAAGCTCAGGTACCTCAGGAAACTCAGGTACTTCAGGCTCTTCAGGTACCTCAGGAAACTCAGGTACTTCAGGTTCATCAGGTACCTCAGGAAACTCAGGAAACAATGGTAACGATGGAAACAATGGTACATCAGGTTCATCAGGAGCATATGGTGGTGTTCCATTCCAATTCTCTACTGGAACAAGTAATCTACCAGCTAACGGTAAAGTCCAATTTAACAATTCTAGCCTAGGAAGTGTAACTATTATATACATTAGTACTACTAACTCTGATGGTATAGGTACTACAGATTTTTTAAGTGATTTTTCTAAAGGAATTATATACCTTAAATCAGCTAATGGTTCTGATTCTAGTATAATTACAGCTAATGTAACAGCGGTTGCTCAAGGTGCTAATGCGTCTGTATATAATTTTACTGTAAATAATGTTGTAGGTTCTACCTTTACAAATAATGAAAGAATAAGTTTAATATTAGCCCCTCAAGGTGATTCAGGTACATCAGGCTCTTCAGGTACCTCAGGAAACTCAGGAAACAATGGTAACGATGGTAACGATGGTTCATCAGGCTCATCAGGTACATCAGGAAACTCAGGAAACGATGGTAATGATGGTTCATCAGGTAGCTCAGGTACATCAGGAAACTCAGGTAACGACGGTAATGATGGTACCTCAGGTAGCTCAGGTACATCAGGAAACTCAGGTAACGATGGAAACGATGGAAACGATGGTACCTCAGGTAGCTCAGGTACTTCAGGAAACTCAGGTAACGACGGTAACGACGGTAATGATGGTTCATCAGGCTCATCAGGTACTTCAGGAAACTCAGGAAACGATGGTAACGATGGAAACGATGGTACCTCAGGTTCATCAGGTACTTCAGGAAACTCAGGAAACAATGGTAACGATGGAAACGATGGTACCTCAGGCTCTTCAGGTACCTCAGGAAACTCAGGTAACAATGGTAACAATGGTACCTCAGGTTCATCAGGTACTTCAGGTAATAGCTTTAGTATTACATCAGCTGCTGCCAATACAACCTACCGCGTTATTATGGCAGATGGATCAGGAAATACCATATATAGAGATGGTGCTAATGAATTAGATTATGTAACAGGTACTACTGCTCAAGAGTTAAGGGTAGGTGGTGATGTTATCGCATATTATTCATCAGATAAAAGGTTAAAAGAAAACATTGAACCTATTATATCTGCTTCAGCTAAATTATCTCAATTAGGAGGTTATACATTCGATTGGAATGAAATTAGTGGTAAAACCGGTACTGAAATTGGTGTAATAGCCCAAGAAATTGAGTCCCAATTCCCAGAATTAGTTACTACTAGGGAAAATGGGTATAAAGCTGTTAAATATGAAAAATTAGTAGCAGTATTAATTCAATCAAATAAAGAACTACTTGAAAGAGTAGAAGCTTTAGAAAAAGCAGTTTATAAAAAATAAAAAGTAAGTAGGGGGGCTAGTCCCCCCTTCATACATTTAGTTACAACTAAAAATATAAAGTTATATATGAAACAACCTAAAATATTTGGACATGGTCCTTATGTAGGCACTACAGGATATAGTAATCACACCCGTGATTTCTTTAGAGGTATTTCAAATCATTTTCCTTTAAAATTTAGAAATTTTACTGTAGGTAAAAGTTGGGATGGGATGAGTGATGAACCTCATAATAATGAATCCTATCTTACAAATTTAGATAAAAAAATACTTCATACTCAAACTGTTTTTAATAATAAACAAGAATTAGAAGATAAAAGAATGTATTCTTCTTTTGGAGAAGATTTTAATCATAATCTTAATCTAATATTGATGGAAACCAACCATCACTATTTCTACCAGAATTATAAAGGTCCTAAAATTGGTTATAATGTATGGGAATCAACCCTACAACCTGAAGGATTTTTTAATAAATGGTGTGAATTTGATCAATTATGGGTTCCTTCCAAATGGCAAGCTCAATGCACCATAGACCAGGGTGCCGATCCTAATAAAGTAAAAGTAGTCCCTGAAGGTGTGGATGTAGACACATTCTACCCAGAAGATCCACAAACAACATTAGATTATGTAGATGGTAGGTTTAAATTTATTCATTTTGGACGTTGGGATTATAGAAAATCTACTAAAGAAATTATTGAAGCCTTTTTAAATGAATTTACCCCATCAGAACCCATAGATTTAATTCTATCTATTGATAATATGTGGGGTAAAGATATGGACGGTTTTGAGACTACAGAAGAACGTTTAGAGCATTATGGATTTACTGATGAGCGTTTAAAAATCAAACATTTCCCTTTACGTGAAGATTATATCACATATTTAAAAAATGGTCACGTATTTTTATCATGTGCTAGGGCTGAAGGATGGAATTTACCATTAATTGAAGCCATGGCTTGTGGTACCCCTTCTATATACTCAGCTTGTTCAGCACAAATGGAATTTGCTAAGGGTAAAGGTTTACCTGTAAAAGTAATAGGTGAAAAATCTACTCAAAATAATTCGTATGGTAGATACGATAAAATGGTAGGGAGTACTAATATTCCTGGTAACTATTACGAACCTGATTATAAAGATTTAGGTCGTGTAATGCGCGATGCTTTTGAAAATTATACAGATCATAAAAAACGTGCTATAGAAGAAGCTAAAATCATCCACCGTGATTTTAATTGGGAAAAAGTAGCAGAAATAGGTAGAGATACTATTCAAGAATTTATGGATAATTATGTAGCCCCTCCGATAAAACCTAATGAAATTTTAATTTCATATTTAGATGGTCCTAAAGTAGAAATAGTAGGAGATGAAGATAAAGAATATTTAGTAGAATTTATTAATAGTGATACTAATGAAATTCTTCATAAAACTACTACGAAAAATAATATGTGGGTTACTTGTAATAAAAAATATTACATCCCATGGATTATTAAAATCAATGGTAGAATTGTAGATACTTTAGATTTAAATAATAAGGAAATTTTAATTACTTTAGAATCGAAATCAATAGGTGATACTTTAGCTTGGGCTCCTTATGTTGTAGAATTTGCCAAAAAACATAATTGTAAAGTTATATTTTCTACTTTCCATAACAAATGGTTCCAGGGATTAAATACTTATAAAGATATTACATTTATCCCACCAGGTACTTCAGTTAAATGTGATGCCGTTTATAGAATTGGATGGTTTAAAGAAAATGGAAAATGGGAAGCTTTTGATAAAAACCCAACCCAAGTTAATTTAATACCTTTGCAACAAACAGCAACTGATATTTTAGGGTTAGAATTCCAAGAATTAAATTATGGGGTTAATTTTAAACCATCTAAACGTCCAATAAAAAATAAATATATTTGTATAGCACCTCGCGCAACTGCTGGATGTAAAGAATGGCCTCATGAATATTGGACTCAATTAGCAAAACATCTAAATGAATTAGGGTATAAAGTAGTAAATATATCTTATGAGGGTTTTCAAAGTGATTTTATTATTGATAAACCTAAATTATCTTGGAAAGACACTTATACCTATTTACACCACGCTGAATTATTTATAGGATTAAGCTCAGGTTTATCATGGTTTAATTGGGCTTCAAATAATCATACAGTAATGATTAGTGCTTTTACTGAAGATAATCACGAATTTACATCCAATGTCACACGTATATCTAGTAAAGCATGTTTTCCTTGTTGGAATAATAAAAACTTTATGTTTGATGCTGGTGATTGGGATTGGTGTCCTATATGGAAAGGAACAGATAAACAACATATTTGTCACAAATCAATTTTACCTACTAAAGTTATTACAGAAATAAAAGATTTATTAAATAATAAAAAATAATATAATATTTATAAACATGAAAAAAGTGTTATTAGAAAAAAAAGAGTTAGATACTATTAAAGAAATTCAACAAACTGAATTAAATTTAGTAAACCAGCTAGGAAATCTTGAATACCAAATCCAAACTTTACAGTTACAAAAAAATGATTTGAATACTGAAATTGTTAAATTACAATCCAAAAGTCAAAAATTTGGTGATGATCTTCAACAAAAATATGGAGATGGAAACATTAACATAGAAACAGGAGAGTTTACAAAAATAGATTAATTTTTGATTCTCTCTTAAATATTTATAACAAAATAATAATTCTAACACAATGGCAGAAACATTAATATCACCCGGTGTATTAGCAAGAGAGAATGACCAGTCATTTATTACGCAGCAACCTGTTCAAGTAGGAGCTGCTATCGTTGGTCCTGCGGTTAAGGGTCCAGTAGAGGTACCTACAGTAGTTACATCTTATAGTGATTATCAAAACAGATTTGGAACTACATTTGATAGTGGTAGTGAAGTATTTTCTTATTTTACTTCAATTGCTGCTTATAATTACTTCAACAATGGTGGTAACACTTTATTAGTTACTAGAGTAGTATCAGGCTCACTTACAGCATGGGATTATGCTGAAGCAGAAGTTGCTGCTTCAAGTAGTGGTACTTCATTTACTTTAGAAGCTATTGATAAAGGTGTTATTTTTAATAATACAAGTTCAGTTACTTCAGGTTCATTAGATTCAGGCTCAGTAGATAACGTAAGATGGCAAGTAGTTGCTCGTAATGAATCATCAGGTACTTTCTCATTAGTAATTAGAAGAGGTGATGATAGAAATGATAATCCAATTGTTTTAGAAACATGGAATAATTTATCATTAGATCCTAACTCGGATAACTTTATTTCTAGAGTAATAGGTGATACTAAATTTAATTATAACTCAACAGAAAATTATTTAGAAATCTCAGGTTCATTCCCTAACGCTTCTAGATATGTAAGAGTAAAATCTGTAAGCAAAGCAACCCCAAATTATTTAAATAATGGTGGTGACCCAAAATCTGAATATACAGGTTCAATCCCTGCACTAGGTTCAGGCTCTTATAATGGTTCATTTAGTAGTGGTGAAGGTAAAAACATCTCATCATATTCTGCTGGTGGTAATTACTATGGTAAAGCAGGTACAAGTTCAGGAGCTACAACAGGTGTAACTCAAGGTTTAATAGGTAGTGATTATGATAATATGCTTGATTTATTATCAAACCAAGATGATTACCAATTTAATGTCTTATTAACACCGGGGCTATTTGATAAAGTTCATGCTTCTCAAACAACAACAGCAATTAACAATACACAAACAAGAGGAGATAATATTTATGTTTTAGATCCTGTAGTATATGGTTCAACTATTGTTAACGCTACAGGTCAAGGTGATGCTAGAAATACCTCATACGCAGCTATGTACTGGCCTTGGTTACAAACATTCGAACCAGATTCAGGTAAAAATGTTTGGGTACCAGCATCAACAATGATGGGGGGAGTTTACGCATTTAACGACAGTGTAAGCGAGCCATGGTTTGCTCCAGCGGGTATCAACAGAGGAGGATTAACTAACGTAATTCGCCCTGAAAGAAAATTATCTCAAGGTAATAGAGATACTTTATATGAAGCAAATATTAACCCAATTGCATCATTCCCTGGAACAGGAACAGTAGTATATGGTCAGAAAACATTACAAAAACAAGCTTCTGCGCTTGATAGAGTAAATGTTAGAAGATTATTAATTGCTCTTAAATCTTATATTGGACAAGTTGCTCAAACATTAGTATTTGAACAAAATACAGCAGCTACAAGAAATAATTTCTTAGCAGCAGTAAACCCATATTTAGAAACAGTTCAACAAAGACAAGGTTTATATGCTTTTAAAGTAGTAATGGATGATAGCAATAATACTCCGGATGTAATTGATAGAAACCAATTAGTAGGTGCTATTTATTTACAACCAACAAAAACAGCTGAATTTATTTACTTAGACTTTAACGTATTACCAACGGGAGCAACTTTCCCATCGTAAAAGTTTAGATAACAAATATTTATAATAGAATAAATTAAACAACAATGGCAGTATTAGATCCTAACGAAATATTTTTCACAGCGTTTGAACCAAAACAAGCAAATAGGTTCATCATGTATATTGACGGATTCCCAGCTTATACAATAAAAGGTGTAGGTGCTGTAACCTTATCACAAGGTACAGTAGCTTTAAACCATATTAATGTTCAACGTTTTGTAAAAGGCAAATCAACTTGGGGACCTATCCAGTTTACATTGTTTGATCCAATTACTCCTTCAGGCGCTCAGGCTGTTATGGAGTGGGTACGTTTACACCACGAATCAGTAACTGGTAGAGATGGTTATTCAGATTTCTACAAGAAAGACTTAACATTTAACGTATTAGGTCCTGTAGGTGATGTAGTCTCAGAATGGATTATCAAAGGTGCTATGATTACAGAAGCTGGTTTTGGCGAATATGGTTGGGATACAGAAAATACTGCTATCAACTTAACAATGACAGTTCAACCAGATTATTGTATCTTGAACTTCTAAAAAAATCAATATTTTTATAAAGAGAGCTTGGCTTCGGTTAAGCTCTTTTTTATATTCATATGTATACACGATAAACGTTATAAAATAAAATATGAGTTTTAACTTACCAACAGAAACAATCGAATTACCTTCAAAAGGTCTATTATACCCTGAAGGTCACCCATTATCAAACGGTACTATTGAAATTAAATATATGACTGCTAAGGAAGAAGATATCCTTACTAATCAAAACTATATTCAAAATGGAACTGTATTAGATAAATTATTAAAATCATTAATTATAACTAAATTTGATTATAATGATTTAGTTATTGGTGATAAAAATGCTGTAATGATTGCTGCTCGTATTTTAGGATATGGAGCTGAATATAAATTTACTTATAATGGTGTAGAAGAAATTGTTGATTTATCGGAAATTGATAATAAACCTTTAGATGAATCTTTATATACTAAAGGACAAAATGAATTTACATTTACACTCCCCGCCTCAAATAATGAAATTACATTTAAATTTTTAACTCATGGTGATGAAGCTAAAATTAGTAAAGAATTAGAAGGGTTAAAAAGAATAAAAAAAGAAGAATCTCCTGAATTAACTACTCGTTTAAAATATATGATTACTTCTATTAATGGGGATCAAGAATCTAAAACTATTCGAGAATTTATTGATCAAGCTTTTTTAGCTCGAGATGCTAGGGCATTTAGAGAGCATATTTCAAAAATTCAACCAGACGTGGATTTAACTTTTTTTCCCTCCTCTTCAACAAAATCAATCTCTCTCCCAATTGGGATTAACTTTTTTTGGCCTGACGCCAATCTCGGCTAAACAATATAGATTAAATTTTCTAACTCAAATTCACGAAATTTGCTTTTATGGGCAAGGGGGGTATTCTTGGCCTGTAGTCTATGATATGCCTTTATGGTTAAGAAAATTTACTTACTCTAAGATTAAAGATCATTATGATAAACAATCAGAAATGATGAAAAAATCTAAAGAATCTTCTAATTCAAATTCTACTAACATGGTAAATTCGGATGGAACTGTAAAAATTCCTACAAAAAGCAGTTATAAATAATATTTATAACATATAAATAAATTATGGCAGCATCAGACGAAATTAAAAAATCCACAGCAGCAGCAAAAGAAACTCGAGAAGAATTAGAGGGAATTATTGATGCTGTTAAAAATATTGGGGTTAAACTTCAAGAAGCACTTGCTGATGCTATTGATGAGGCTCAAGGATTAGATGATGTTGGTCAAAAAGTAGCTAAAAGTTATGGAAGAGATATTGTAGGCGGACTTAAAAAAATGACTACAAGTTTTGATAAACAATTAGCTTTACAAGCTAAACTTAATAAAGGTCAAAACATATCTAAAGAATTAGCAAAAGAAAGAGAAAAACAAGCAGCTAGTGAAGCTGTAATTCAATCTAGAATTAATAATTTATCAAAAAATGATGTTGAGTTAAAGCAAAAACTCCAAAATGAGCTTGCTGAAGTTAAATTAAGAGGGGATGCTATTTTAGAAGGTTTAGAACAACAAAATACTAATCTAGTTGCTCAAAGAGGACTTGTAAGTAGTGTTGGTCAAAATGCTAAAGAATATCTTATAAGTTTAGATAAATCAGGATTAGCAGCTGAAATACTTGAAGGTAATTTAAGTGGAGCTCAATCAATGGCATTATTAGCTGAAGCGGCCTTAGTAGCAATTGCTAAAGCTACATTAGAAGGTAGTAATCGAATAGCTGAACTAGAAAAAAATCTAGGAATCAGTTACCAATCAGCATATAGATTACAGATAAGTTTTATAGCAACAGCTAATGCCTCAGAAAAGTTATTTATTACTTCTAAAGATATTTTAAAGTCATTTTCTGATATAGCATCTCAAACTGGGATTATTTCTGATTTTGGGGGTGATACACTAGTTACAATGACTGCTTTAACTAAACAATTAGGTTTAGGGGTAAAAGAAGCATCTCAATTATCATTATTAGCCAGAACACAAGGAGAAGATACTGAAGGTATTTTAGATAGTACTGTAGAAACTGTTAATGCTGTTAACAGACAAAGAAAAAGTGCTATTAGTGCTAAAGCAGTTTTAAATGATATATCTACTGCTTCTGCTTCAATTGTAGTGTCATTAGGAATGTCTCCTCAATTATTAGCTGAAGCTGCTACTGAAGCTAGAGCTTTAGGTTTAAGTCTAGAAGGAGTAGATAAAATCGCAGGTTCATTATTAGATTTTGAATCTTCAATTGAAAATGAACTAAAATTCCAGATGCTAACTGGTAAAGAAATCAATTTAGATAAAGCCAGACAATTAGCACTAGATAATGATTTAGCAGGACTTTCAGAAGAAATTGCTAAAAATTCTGAAATTACAGAAGCATTTGCTACAGGTAATAGAATTCAACAACAAGCAGCAGCCGATGCCTTAGGTATGTCTCGTGATGAGTTAGCTCAAATGGTAATGCAACAAGAGTTTTTAAACCTCTCCCAGGATGAATATATCGAAAAATTTGGAGAGCAATCATACCAACAAATGCAAGCTATGTCAGCTAGTGATAAGTTTGCTGCTTCAATGGAAAAAATTAAAGGAGTTATAACAGATATTGGTACCATATTTGCCCCTATAGTTGATTTGTTTGCTTCAATAGTTGGATATTTAGCTCAATCTGAGTATTTTGTATATGCTATTACTGGAGCTTTAGGAGCTATGGCTGCTAAAGCCTCTATTGCTGCTAGTAAATCTATTGTTAAAGCAGTAGCTGATATTTTTAGTGGTAGTTTTAAAATGAACCCAATTTTAGGTTTTGCTTTAGCAGGAGCCGGAGTTGGTGCTCTTTTTGCTGCGGTTAGTAAAGCACAAGCAGTAGAAGATGGTATTGCAGATTCTTCACGTGGTCCTTTTACTATTACCGATTCATATGGTAAAATGGCTATGACAGCTAAAGGTGATAACTTAGCAGTATCTCCTAATATTAATAAAGGTGGAGGTGGTGATAGTAAAATGTTATCTGTACTAGAACAAATAGCTCAAAAAGACTCAAATGTTTATATGGATTCATCAAAAGTTGGGTATGCTGAATCATTAAGTTATAGTAAACTATAAAATTTAATATTTATAACAAAACACAATATTATGGGATTATTAAATAAATTAACAAATAACGGTTCAAATTTAACTTCATTTAATGGGGCTACTCCTGCTAATATGCCTGGTGCGAGTGATTTATCACCTTTACATGATCAATACTCGATCAATGGTAACCCCAACCTGCAGAATAAACCACAACCTTCTACATTAGATTTAGATGGTTTAACTCCTCCTAAGTATACAGATAACTTACCAGGATAATTAAATGCCGTTAGTAGACTTAAAAACCGACCTTAGATCTCTAAGATTTGGCTCCCCTAACAATCCAGGAGATAGACCTGCTGGTGGGTGGAGTAATCAACCTTATATATCAACACCTATTGGAGCTGATTTTTTAGCTCCAACCCCTAATCGCTTTGCTATAGGAAATGGTAGTGATTTTATTTTAAGGGGTGGAGTAAGTGCTTTTGTAGATGCCTCTACAGATGTTGTAAGGTTAGGTAAAATGTTTACTGATATTAAATCTCCAAATGGTATACAATTTTTAGCAAAACAAAATCTCCTATCAATGACGGGAGTGAATATATTTGCTGGATATAATACTATAACAAGAATAGCTAATAGAGCAAGATTAAATGATGGTATTTATACTCCATTATCTACATTTTTAGCAGCAGGTCCTATAGGAAATCTTATTGGTGGTCACCCATTAAAACAAGGTTCAGACCCAACTGGAAACAATATAGCATTTAGTAGACCTCAATATACTAATTTAGTTAATAGATCCAACCCAGTTTTAAGAAATAATTCAAGACTTTTAACCCTTGATAAAAAATTTGTTCGACAACAAACATTTGGTCCTTTATTCTCTTATTTAGGGGGACCCAATGCAGGTGCTGATGTTGCTTCTATTAATACTATTATTAGTTTTGCTAAAGATGGTACTAGAACAGGTATTAATAACCCATTATTTACAGGTGATCGCCCATTTTTCTTTGGTAAAGGAGGAGCTACTCTTACTAATACTGAATTAAATAAATTAAGTAATAATTCATTTAGGACAACAGGTAAAGCTGTAGATTTTAGAAGAAAAATCACTTCTAAAGTTATTGGTATTACACAACATGATATAGCTAGAAGAAATGGTACTTTAACTAATGCCCCAGGTTATAACCTGAAAAACTTTGAAAAAAGAGTAAACGCCGGTAACCCAGGTAATCCCTCGCTTAATAGAAGTAACTATTCTTCGGGTGCTATAGACCCTACAACAGGTAAAACAAATGTAGTAAATAAAATTAATGCATTGTATATGTACAATGCTGATAATGTTACACAACAAAATGCTGCTGTAAATGATTTTGTTAAATTTAGATTTGCGGTAATTAACCCAGATAATCCAAAACGAAAAACCTTTGTTCACTTCCCAGCTTTCTTTGATGGTGCTATTAATGATAATATGGGTGCTAGTTGGGGTAGTTTTAAATATTTAGGTAGAGGTGAAGAATTCTTTAATTACGAAGGATTTACTAGAAGTGTAGGTTTTAGTTTCCAAGTAGTAGCTCAATCAAAACCTGAGTTATCTATAATGTACCAAAAACTAAATTATCTTCAATCAACTCTAGCACCAAATTTTAGTGAAAATGGGTTTATGAGAGGTAATATTCATCAATTAACTATTGGTGGTTACTTTTTTGAACAACCTGGTGTAATTACATCTTTAAGTTATACAATGCCTACTGATTCCCCGTGGGAAATAAGCATTCCTTCATCGAACCAATCCACCGCCAATATAGGTGGTAACACGTATAGAGATCCCGCAGTAAAAGAATTAACTCACATTATTAATGTTTCTGTTGAATTTAAACCAATTCAAAGATTCTTACCACAAACTATAGGTTCACCTTTTGATACTACAAATAAAGATGGTATATTTGGTAAAAATAATATTAAACAAAAATTTATACAATTAGCTAATGGGACAGAAGCAAATCAAAATTTATATGATTTAGGAGTTCCTAATGCTGTAGTAATTCCAAATCCTCAGGAATCTTTACCAGATTTAGCTATTAGTGAAGTTGAACTTGAAGAAATCCCTGAAGAAGATGATTTTGAATTTATAGATATTTTAGGTCAAAGAAGGGCGGCAGAGGCAGAAGAAGCATATACTAACGAGATATTTAATCAAAGATTTTAATGGGTAGATATAGTAATACATTAATTAAAAAAAACGAAGAAGGTAGACGCTATTACATTAGTAATAGATACGTTGAAATTCCTCGTAATGATAATGATCTGTATGTTATTACTACTGATGAAGATAGATATGATATATTAGCTAACCAATATTACAATGATGCTAGCTTTTGGTGGGTAATATCTTCAGCAAACCCAGAATTTGTAGGTTCTATATATCCTCCATCGGGAGTTCAGATAAGAATACCTGGCAATTTATCTTTTGTGTTAAATGCTTTAAATATAAATGAATAAGTTATGGCAAATAATAATTTCGAAGGTACTAATTTACTAGGAGGACCTTTTAAACCTTACGTAGACAAACAAGTTGCTCAAAGGCAAGAACGTTTAGGTAAAATTGAAAAAGATAACCAAGAGATTGTTTGGCAAAACGCTAAATCTGCCTATATAGCATTAGCTTCTTCTGTTAACATTGAAAACACAAAGTATGAAGTGCAAACCTTTGCAACCCCTTCTCCAGTAGCTCCACCAACTACTTCTACTACTACAAATGTACCTACTGCAGCAGCCCAAGCTCAATCCGCAGGACTACAGACTACTATTAGCGAATACGATGATGGTACTAAACGCCTTCAACAATTAGGTTTAGGAAGCTCAGATAGGTTTTTAGGTAACACATTAGCCAATAATATAGTATTATTTGGTGGTACTGCTTACTTTGAAGTCAACTCTTCAGGCTCATATTCAAACCCATATTATCGTTCGGGTTTTGCAACATATAAGACTGTATTAAATAGTTTTGCTTATGGATTTGGTGGAACTAGTTTTGGTATGAGTGCTATGCCTGGTATAACTTCTTTTAATATTAAGTCCCGTAATATGGGTTCTTTAAGAGAAGCCTCAGTAACTATTAGAGCTAATAACAAAACCCAATTTTCCCTTATTGATAGTTTATATTGTAGAATTGGTTATTCTATGTTTATAGAATGGGGTAATTCTATTTACTTTAATAATAATGGTAAATATGTTTCAAATCCTAATGCTGAAGGTGTAACAAGTTTACTACCTGCATTCCTCTCAGGTAAAAATGGTAATAAAGTTATTAGTGATAATCCCAATCAATTTTTAGAATTGATAGAAAAACGTAGAGAAAAATCTAATGGTAATTACGATGCATTTTTTGGTAAAGTAAAAAACTTTAGTTGGGAGTTTAATAAAGCTGGTTATTATGAAATTAGTTTATCTTTAATTAGTCAAGGAGATATAATTGAAAGTTTAAATATTGATGGTCAATATGGTGGGACTTCTACAAACCTTTCAGGAAGTGGAGCTAATCAACCACAACCAAATGAAACTTCTGCTTTAACATCTTTTTTAACCACTGCTGCTTCACCTTCCTATATATCTAGACAAGTAAATAATGCTAGTTCCGCAGCTAGAACAGGTGCTGGAGCAACGGGTGTAAATAACCCAGTTATAAAAAAGGAACAAGTCTCAAAAATAACTTTAGTCCCAGCAATTAACCAAACACTTACAGGGGTGTTTGGTGGACCCCCCACCCCGGGTTCAACATCCTCACCTTCTGATACGATTGCATCTTTAAATTATACTCGATTAGAAAGTTCTGTAGGGAAAATTGTTAGTGCTACTGCCACTTTTGGTTCTGAAAACCCCTATTTTTATGTACGTTTAGGAGATATTTTAGATTTTATTAAAGACAGATTATTAGTATATTCTTCAGAAGGAGATAATGAAGCTCTTTTAGATATAGATACTGATACAAATAAAAATATAATGTACACCCCAGGTATAAATGTATCTGCTGATCCTTCAAAAGTAATGGTTAGAACTAGTTTACCTTACACTAAGGCTGAACTAACTACAATAGCTAATAGTACAACAGATTGGAATAATAAGGTAAACCAAGGTAGTGTTTTTTCTCTAACAGGAAAAGCAGAATTAGAGTTTTGGGAATCTAGTGTAAATCCAAATACCCGCCAACCAGGATTTTCTTTACATGGGAAGATAATGAATATTTATTTTGAGTATCAATATCTTATAGATGCTATTAAAAATTTAAGAAATGAACAAACTGGAACCATTAGTTTATATGATTTTGTAGATGAATTATGTCAAACTGCTAATAGTTGTTTAGGTGGAGTTAATAAACTTACTATTAGATTAGAAGATGATAAAGTAATGAGGATTTATGATCAAAATCCTATTTACGGTACTCAAAATGTTAAAAATTCTATTATTAATCTTTATGGAATAAACCCAACTCTTAATTCTTCAGGATCCGTAGTAGGAAGAGATGGTAGTTTTGTAACAGACTTTAATATTAAAACAGAATTAACTAATGACTTTGCTACTCAAGTTACAATTGGGGCACAAGCTCAAAGTAATAACGTAGGATCAGATACTACAGGTTTATCATCATGGAACTCAGGATTAAAAGATAGATTCTTCCCAGAAAAAATAGATTCTTTAAGAAAAAATAATGGTACAACAGTTCCTACAACCGAAGAAAGAATTAATAAATTAAAAGATCAATTAAAATATCTTTGGTTAGGGTATGCTGAAGGAATCTTAGGACCTATAAGTGGTGGTACATCAATGGTACAAAGAAAAAATGTTTATTTATTTAAAAATTTTCCCACAACCCGATACTCAGAGTTTGTAAAATTACAAAAAGATTGGCTCCAAGAAATTATTAAATTAGAAAATGAAATTTTTAATAAAAACCAAGTAAAAGAAGATAAACAAACTTTAGGAACTAACCAAATAGGAATGCTTCCAATTAATATTTCTGTTACTATGGAAGGACTTTCTGGGATACGAATATATGATAAATTAGAAGTTGATACTAGATTCTTACCTAAATATTACCCCCAAACATTAATTTGGATTATTAAAGGTGTTTCACATGAAATCCAAAACAATAAATGGTATACTAAATTAGAAACTATAGCAGTCCCTAAATTACCAGAAACTCAAGATCTTAAAAATTTAACTTCTACATCATCCCAATTGACACCCCCTAACACAACCACAACTCCTGGTGTTGGATTAGATAGACTAAAATCTCTTATTGGAAAAAAAGAAAGTAATAATAAATATGAAATAGCTAATAATGGTATTGCTGGTGTCCTTTCAACAACTACCATTACAGATAAAACTATTGATAATTTATTAAATATTTATGCTAAACTCCCTTCAAGTAACCCCCAAAGAGTATTTGCTATGGGAAGAATGCAAATTGTACCTAATACATTAACCCGCGCATTGACAAAACCTTACGTTCAAGCAGCTGGTATTACTGGAAATAGTTTATTTGATTCTACAACTCAAGAAATTCTATTTGATTATTTACTATTTAGCAAACGACGTTCTCTTGGAGAATATCTAAATGGGACTAATTCTGGGACTTTAAATGATTTAGAACTAGCTATTAACCTTTTAGGATATGAATGGGCTTCATTCCCTGTATTAAAATCATCATTTGGTCACTTTACTAAATCTTTAAGTACAGATCCTAATTGGACTGGTGCTAATTTTGGTGGAAGTGCTGGTAATCCATCTAATAGTAGTCTTACAGTAGGTGAAGTAGCTGAAGTTTTAGTAAAAACTCGTCAAGAAATAACAGGAAACAATCCTTCATATATTTATCCTTAAAAAAATGTACTACCCAAAATCCCAAATACAAACTGGATTCTATAGTAATAATGATTTGGCTATATCTAGTACCCAAACCTCATATGTAGGTCCTTATTTTAAAACATCAGATGGTAACTTCTATACAGGTAAAGAACCAAATGATGGCCCTAACCAACTCCTTATATCTCTATCAGAATCTAATACAATTATTAATAATATAAATCCAATAAAAAACAGGGTAGAAGATCTAAGATTTAAAGGCACTAATTTAATATATAGTATTTTAAGTGAAGCATCTAAAAATGATCTTCCTTACACCCCAATCCCATATTTCCCTATCTTAACCCAAGATGATATTAATAATGGTGAATTTGTAAGATATTTTGCTAAAAAATCAAATCAAAATTTATATACTGAAATTGATGGTAATAATTTTTCTGAATCAGTATCTTCTAATTTATACATAACTTTTCAATTAGTTTGGGTTATTTCTGGAGAAAAAGAAACAGTTAAACAAATTAATGCAAAACAAGTTGCTTTTGTAGAGAAAAATTTGCAAATTATGGGTTTAGGAGAGTATTTAAAATTTAATTATCTTCAATTTTATCAAGAGTGATATTATAAAAAAAAGGTTGTATATTTAAATAAATGTTTTGGTTAATAGAAAATAAAGAACAATTTGAGGTTTTAAAAAATAGTGGTTTTAAAGAAGCGTTTGTAGA